GCGCCAGCTCATCGAGAGCGGGACGGTCGACGGCATCAGCCTCTTCTTCCCGTGGTACCGCCTGCCCGAGTACGCGCTCGAACCTCCGGACGGCTGGCAGTACGACGCGTCCAGCCCGCACACGCAGGCCCAGCAGTACTGGGCGGAGGTGCAACGCGGGAAGCTCGGCACGGTGAAGTTCCGCCGCGAGTACCCGGAGACCCCGGACCAAGCCTACGCTGCCGTGGCCGGAGCCTGGCTCGGAGACGAGCTGTTCCAGGACGTCGAGTCCCTGCGCCTCGAAGTGTCGGGCGGGGCCCTCGCCGGCGTCGACCCTCGGGACAAGTACGCCATCGGTGTGGACGTCGGCGCAGGTACGGGCGGCGACTGGTCGACCATCGTCGTCGTGTCGGCCATGACGCGTCAAGTGGTGGACATCCGCCGCTCGAACACCATGAGCCCGACCGAGTGGGCCGAGGTCGTGGCCGACGCCAGCCGGAAGTGGAACAGCGCCAAGGTCTGCGTCGAACAGAACGGGACGTGGGGCGGCATCGTGGTCAACGAGCTGCGGCACATGTCGATCCCGCAGTGGACCGACGACAAGGGCAACTACTGGACGACGACCTCGGAGTCGAAGCCCCGGATGCTCGAAGGTGTGCGCGATGCGTTGGCTCGCGGGCAGATTCAGCAGCTCGACTCGTGGACCATCGGGGAGCTGCGGTCCTTCAAGATGGACGAGAAGGGCAGACCGTACGCCCCGACCGGAGGACTGCATCACGGTGACACCGTCATCGGGTTGGCCCTTGCGCTTCAATGTCTGCTGACGGTACGCGTCTCGGACAAGCCGTTCCTGCCCCAATGGATCACGGACCGCAAGGTTGCCGAGGCCAGGAAGCAGGGTGCTCGCCACGAACTCCGTCGTTACTGACTCAACCCGTGATACTGTGAGGCCGCATGGCACGCACTGAAAAAGACCGCATCCTCTTCGTTCGAGCTGCTCTCCAGCAGCACACCGACTACTGGGACGAGGCTCGTCCTCGGATGCGTCGGTACAAGAACGCGTACATGACCAGGTTCTACGCCGACGTTGACATGGTGGCAGACACTGCCATCCGCGTCGAGACGGCTGACGCGTACGCGACCATCGAGTCTATGATGGGCTCTCTGTTCACCAAGTACCCGAGCGTAGAGGTCGGACCTGACATCACCGGCAAGGGCGATGCGGTCTTCACGAAGACCGTGGCGAACGACTGGCTGAAGACTGCGCGCAACCAGATCGAGGCCGCAGCACGCATGGCCCTCATCTACACGCACAGCTTCCTGAAGCTGGCCCCGCGTGAGAGCAACACGCTCCTGGGCAAGATCGCGATGCGCGCCATCCCGCCGTGGCAGGTCATCGTCGACCGCGATGCTGCGGCGTGGGAAGATTCCAGGTTCGTTGGGCATGTTTACTACCTGTCCGTCGACGAGGCGAACCAGAAGTTCGGCAACAAGCGGTGGGTCGGGGCTCCGCAGAAGGACTACTTCACCGACTACGAGCGCAACACCGACCGCAGCTACCGGAGCTACGGCGACAACAGCGACATGCCGAACGAGTACCTCTACGTCGAAATCGTGGAGATGTACGACTTCCTCAACTCCGAACTCCTGTTCTGGTCGACGCACTACAAGAACGGCGCGGAACTGCTGAGCAAGGACGCGATCCCGGTCCTCACGTTCGACGGGCGCTCGCTCTCGAACCTCGTGCCGTTCTACTTCGCACGGCAGCCCGACCGCCCGATGATCGGGTACTCCGCGATGAGCCGCGTCTACGACCAGTGCTTCGAGAAGAACGTCCTCCGCACGTTCTGGGCGAACGCGGTCCGCCGCGACAGCCGGCAGTTCATCTACAAGGAGGGCGCGTTCGACGAAGAAGCCCTCGCCAAGATCACGTCCGGTGTCGACGGCGCGATGATCCCCACCGACAACGACACGCTCACCGGCCTGATTGCCGAGGTCCCGGTCACGCCCATCAGCAGCAACCACGCGGCGTACCTGAACTACATCGAGTCGGACTTGCAGAAGGGCAGCTTGACCGCCGGCTTCACACGCGGTGAAGCGAGCAAGGCCACCGCCACCGAGGTCACTGCGCTCATGCAGTACACTGCCTCGGAGCTGGGCAAGATGGCCCGCGACCGTGATGCGACCATCGAGCAGGCGACCATGCTCTACGTCCGCATGTTGCTCCCGCTCATCGAGGACGGGGACACCATCGTTGTCGCCACGCCCGAAGGCGCGAAAGCCGCGACCGTTGCAAAGCTCGACGCCGACTGGTCGTTCTACGCCACGGACGGCGGAGGAACTCCGATGACCGACATCGTGCGGAAGCAGCAGCTCACCCAGCTCCTCGCCGTTCTGCCGGGCCTCGGTGTTCCGAACGAGCAGATCCGCGCAGAAGTCGTCCGCCTGTTCGACCTGCCCGAGTCCTTCAACGCAGAGGCTCCGCCCGCTCCTGCCCCCGGTGCTCCGATGGCTTCGCCCGAGACGGCACCTGCCGCACCTGAAGTCGCGCCGACTACGACGGCAACCACGTCCACCATGATCGGGGGGACCTGATGCCCATCTACGATTTCCGCTGCGAACAGCACGGCACCTGGGAGACCCTTGCGAAGTTCGACGAGGTGAAGCCCTGTCCGGTTTGCGAGACCCCCGGCGTACGTCTGGTGTCGATGCCCGCGAAGATGGCCACGCTCTGGAACGCGGGCTGGAACTCCGGCCTCGGCGGCAACGGCTTCTTCTCGTACTCGGCCGGGCAGCGCGTCTCAAGCCAGCGCGAGGAAGAGCGCATCATGAACGCGCGCGGGAAGATCAACATCAAGGACCTGGGCGGGGATGCGTTCGAGGACAGCTTCATCGCGGGCAAGCAGCGCGAACGCGACGACCACGAGAAGCTGGTCACGACCTACCAGAACAACCTCAAGGCAGCGGGTGGCGATAAGCTCCGCGCTGTGACCGAGACTTTCCCCGCCCACGAAATGCTCAAGCAGGCACATGCCCACGATGCTGCCAAGGAGTCCGCATGACGCCCGACCAGAAGTCCCAGCTCGAATCCATGCGCGCCGAAGCCATGTCCCGTCAGGGCGAGGTCGAGGCACAGGAGGACGAGATGTACAGCCAGGCTGCCCCGAAGGGCAAGTTCACCGGCAAGGCAGCCAACGCCCTCGTCGACGCCTCGAACAAGCTCCTCCCGCTGTTCGGCATCACCGACCTCTACGACAAGTTCACCGAGCCGAAGATGACCACGCTGCCGCCCGACTTCGCGCGGCTGCTGACGATGTTCGGCACCGCGTTCGATGACGCCATCGAGGCGGGCGTCCTGCCCGACGATGCGAAGATCGACCTGACCATCGTGACCGACGACGCCGGCCTTCAGGGTTTGGCGGGCCGCATCGGCATGGCGGCGAAGTCCTCCCAGTTCAAGCGGTTCCTCAGCAAGAAGGTGACGGAGCGCGGCGCTGAAGAGATGGGCAAGGAGGGCGAGTACTCTGAGTCTGAACCCGCCTCCGACATGATGTCCGAGGATTCCACCAACACCCTGTTCGCAGGAAGGATGTAGCCATGTTCGATACCGCAGCCACGCCGACCACGGCACCTGCCGCAGAGCCCACCGTCGAGACCCCCGTCGCTGAGGCCCAGGCCGCAGAGTCGGAGGACATCAGTCTCGATGAACTCGTCGGCTCCGCGTACGATGACCACCCTGAACTGAAGGGTGGGCACAAGGGGCTTCCCGACTACAAGAAGATCCTGGAGCACCTGCCCGAGAACGGGCGCAAGCTCGTCGGAAACCTGCGCGCCTCGTACACGCAGAAGACCCAGGAGCTGGCCACGATGAAGCAGCAGCTCGATGCGGAGCGCGCCGCTCTGGCCCGCGACCGTGAACTGCTGACCAAGTCCGAGTTCGCCGAGCAGGTTCGCACCACTGCCGCGGCCCCGCTGCAGCACGACCCGTGGAGCGAGGAGGGATTGCAGGAGCGCATCGACAAGGCAGCCGCCATCAAGATGCAGTCCATGCTGGCCCCGCTTCAGCAGGACCTCGCCGCGCAACAGCGTCAGGTCGCGCTCGACTCGTTCAAGAGCCAGCACCCGGACCTGACCTCGGACGACATTCGCATGCCGGTGGCGAAGCTCCTGATGGATCGCCCCGAGCTGCGGCTGGAGGACGCCTACTTCATCGTGAAGGGGCAGGTCACCAAGCAGGCCAACGACGCGCTGAAGACGGCGCAGCGCGAGACCCTGAAGAAGACCTCGACCGGCAACGCTGTCCGCAGCGCCGAGCCGCCGAAGTTCAAGGATGCCTGGACCGCGTACCAGTGGCACAAGAGCCACGGCAAGTAGGAGCCCGCATGAAGAAAGCCAGCAAGAAGGTAGTGAAGAACCCCGAGACTGGGCGCACCAAGACGGTGCGCTACGGTCAGGTCGGCGCGACCGTCTCGCCTGGAACTTCACGCGGTGACAGCTACTGCGCGCGGTCAGCCGGCATCAAGAAGGGGCTGAGCCCCGAGAAGCGCAACGACCCGAACACCCCGAACAACCTGTCCCGCAAGAAGTGGGGCTGCGTGGGAAAGAAGAGCCGGCGCTAAGTCTTCCGAAATCGTGCTATACTGCCCGCAGTGCAACTCCTCCCGACTGCCGGAGCGGAACCCCAAGGGTCACCCGCTACGGAAACTGGGAGAGCGGAGCCGAGTAGGCCACCCGAACCGTCATCACCCCCCGGCCATCAGGCCACCACGTTCAACGTCAAGTAGAGGTTCCAATGCCTATCAGCAACGAACTCCTCTCCTCGACTCTGTACAGCATCCGTGACGGCGAGGTCGACGAGCTTTTCCAGCGCGTCCCCTTCCTCGACTTCGCGAAGAAGCTGGGCGGTATCGAGTATGAGGACGGCGGCATCAAGATCCAGCGCCCGCTGGCTGTGTCGCAGCACTCCACCATCACCCAGCTCGCGACCGGCTACGAGCCGGTCTCCCTCGCCGTGCAGGACGTCATGCAGCCCGCGCTGTATGAGTGGGCCGACTTCGTCGCGCCCATCGTCATCACGAAGAAGGAAGAGCTGGAGAACAGCGGCGAGAAGGCCATCGTCAAGATCGTCGAAGCGCGCATGCGCAACGTCATGGGTCTCCTCCGCCGCGAGATCAACAAGCAGCTCGTTGCCTCGAACAGCACCGTGCTCACTTCGCTGCTCAGCCTGAACGGTGACCCGGTCTCCGGTATCACCACGGGCTTCTTGCAGCAGGGTGCGCCGACGGCAGCTGGTCAGACCAACACGGTCGGCGGCCTCGCCCGCTCGCTCGTGCCGGACGGCTACGGTCTGTTCAACCGCTCGTTCAACTCGAACAACGTGTTCGGTACTGACGGCATCCGTGGCATGCACCAGCTCGCTGCGGAGACCTCGGCTCGTGCGCCGATGGGTGAGATCAAGCTCATCCTCGCGTCCGAGAACGGGTACGCCAACTACCGTCGCAGCCTGTTCCAGCAGGAGCGGTACGTCGATGAGAAGCAGCTCAACGCCGGGTTCATGTCCCTCGCCTTCGGCAACGCCGCAGTCGTCCAGGACGTGTTCATGCCGAAGGTTGCCGACATGGACACCGGCGGTACCAACGCCAACACCATGTACATGATCAACTTCGACGGCATCAAGCTCGTGATGCACAGCGACGGCGACCTCGCCGTGAGCC